ATACAAAGAATCGAAATAGGTGGATATGCAAATGACGGTACTGGTGACGATTTGCGCACGGCATTTAACAAGGTTAATGCTAACTTTGCGCTGTTAGACAGCGATGCACAGATCAATGACGGTGTTAATCTAGGCGCAGGCGTTGCTGTACTAAAGGGCAAAACCAGCACTATATTACAGTTTAAAAGTATTACCAGTACAGATAACTCAGTTACACTGACCGCAACTGATAACACAGTAAATTTAAAAGCCAACACACGATTAGTAGAAGATATTACGCCCGCACTGGGCGGCAATTTAAATTTAAATAACAGAGATATTGTCGGAGCAGGCGATGTAAAAGCCAGTGTTTATGGCATTGATATCGTAGCTCTTAACTCCATGATAGCCTTGCTGATTGAATCCAACAACAACATTGCTGTTGACTTTGGATCATTTAACAATCCCACAGGTTACGAAACCAACGCTCAGGGTTATACGTTTGACATGGGCACCTTTATTGGTCCACAGTCCGCTAACAGATTTAATTTTGGCACATTTGTTTAACAGAGAAAATGCATGGCATTGAATATTTGGTCACAACCGTCAGGCTATACTTTTGGAACATTCCAAGAACAGGCTATTTTTAATAGGCCATTGCCATTAGTGTCTGGGTACGCTGGCGGAACAACATTCAAAGTTATTTCAGGTAAGTTGCCGCCTGGGTTGGAAATTGTTGGTAGTGCAATTACTGGAACTCCATATTCAGTTGCCGACGTTACTACGTTTACATTTTGTGTGAGAGCAACATCCGCCGCAGGCGAAATAGCTGACCGAACATATTCTATAACCATAGACGGAGCAGATGCTCCGGAATTCATAACCACAACTGGAAGATTGGCAGTTGGCACACATAAACAAATGTATGTGTTGGACAAGACTTACATCAATTATCAAATTGAAGCATTTGACCTGGATACCAGTGCTGGTCAAAAATTAACATATTTTATATCTTCAGGCGATGGAAAACTGCCTCCAGGACTGACCATGTCGTCAGATGGAAAAATTAGCGGATTTATTTTGCCTGCTATAAAGATTAAACCAGCAGATAATAACGGCACTTACGACGAAACATACTATGATGCGGCAGCTTTTGACTTTGGTCTACGAGCGACCAACGGATTTGATAGTTACATTTACGATAGAGTTTTTTATGATTATAATTTACCCAATCTTCGACCATCAACACTGAATGTTAATTATCAATTTAAAGTAACTGTGTCTGATGGCACCAGTATTGCTCAGAGAATTTTTAAAATATTTGTTGTGGGCGATGGCCAATTTAGAGCAGACACCACTACCACAGATGGATTTGCCGATGAGCTATTCACCGCTGACGTTACTTATCTTAGACAGCCAGCATGGCTTACCAACCCCAACATAGGATTATTTAGAGCCAATAACTATCTAACTGTACCAGTTGCACTGTATGATGATTCCAATGTGTTTTATAATTTAGAATTGATCAATCAGGAAGTAAAAGCTCAAGCAGTCAATATTTTACCTTCAGACAATTTTAAAAACGGAAATAAAATAACTGTAACTAACGTTACTGGAACCATACAGCCTGGATATTATTGCCACTTTGAAGGCATAATCCCAGGTGCAACTGATCAACTTTATAAAATCAGTGTGGTGGAGAATTTAGGCAATGGACGTTATCGTCTCACTATCTTAACACCGCTACAAGTAAGCATACCAACAGGAACCAGTTTTTATATTGGAACTTTGAGTGTGTTACCCAAAGGTACCAATTTTGATATACAAACTGCTACGGTATACGGACTGGTTCCATATCAGCCAGCTATCACAAAAACTTATAACTTCACCATCACTGCTACTAGATTTGGAGACAAACAAGACAGTGCGACTGCATCCAGAACATTTACTATTGGTATTATTGGCGAGATTGACAGTGTAATAACGTGGCTAACTGATGCCAACTTGGGCAACATCAATGCAAATTTTATTTCTAATTTGCATGTGGCCGCTTCAAGTACTATACCTGATGCAATTATTTCTTATACGTTAACAAGTGGATCACTGCCTCCAGGTTTATCACTAAACTATGACGGAGAAATTATAGGCAAGGTCAATCAATTTTATGATGCTGTTTCTGGATCAAAAGGCCTTACAAGATTTTACGACACAGTTGGCTCAAGTAGAAAATTTATAACTTTTGATTTTGATACTACCAGTATAGACAAGCAATATACGTTTACCGTGCAAGCTAGAGATCAATATGACTATAGTGCAACTACTCGCACATTTACCTTGTACATTGATACCCCAAACGATATAAGTTTCAGCAATATCAGAACCAAGCCGTTCTTAAAACAATCACAACGAGCTCTTTGGAAATCATTCATTACCGATACTTCTATTTTTACACCTAGTAGCATTTATAGAACCAATGATGCTAATTTTGGAGTTCAGACTGATTTAAACATGATGGTATATGCTGGTATAGAAACCAAAGATGCCGCTAGGTTTGTTGGTGCAATTGGTTTGAATCACAAAAGAAAACGATTTGCTTTTGGTCCGGTTAAATCCGCAGTTGCTATTCAGCCCGGTACTACCGATACAGTATATGAAGTGATATATGTCAGTGTTGTGGACCCGCAAGAGCCAAACGGCAAATATTTGCCAAGAAATATTCAATTACCAGGGCTGTCTAGCGATACTATAACTATCGATAGCAGTACCAATATTTGGAGTAGAACTTTGGATTCATTAGGTGCCGACAGTCCGGAAAACATTAGGCCGGAGCCAATAATCACAGCCGACAGCACAGGTTACGAAGTTTCAAATCCCAATGTCAATACCTATTTTCCAAACAGTATTACCAATTGGCGTAGCAGGATTAAAGATACTGGTGCAACAGAGAGGAACTACATGCCTTTATGGATGCGTAGTATACAACCTGGGAATAGTCAAGAATTAGGATTTGTGTTGGCTATTCCAATTTGTTACTGCGAAGCGGGCAAAAGTGCTGATATTTTATTAAATATCCAACACAGCGAATTTGATTTTAAATCTTTAGATTACACAGTGGACAGATACATAATAGATTCTGTCACCGGTTCGATTAACGATAAATATCTTGTATTTAGAAACGATAGGATAACAGTATGACCAGTCAAATAAATGTCGGAACAATTAACACATCTTACCCAGTTGCAGGTGTTGACAATAACAGCCAAGGGTTTCGTGATAATTTTACAGCTATTTCAGCAGGATTAGCCATTGCCAAAACTGAACTTACCGCATTGCAAACCAATGCAGTGTTGAAAGCCAACCTCGCAACCAACGCAGTTGTTAACAACGACCTAAATGGTAGCACTATAAGCAATGGCTTGTACAATAGATTTTACGGCGTGTATTTTAGCGGAGGCACTGTTTCAACAGCTTCTAATGTAGATTTAATTAACGGTCCTGTGCAGAGATTCATTCTAGCAGGAGATGCAACTTTAACATTTACAGGATGGCCAACTGCGGGCAAAATGGGATTAATTCGTGTATTGATTGCCAGCGATCAAAACGGAGTGCGAACACCAGGATTTGCAACCAGCGGTGGCGGATCTATTAGATATGATGTGGCATATCCCACATTGCCAAACAGCACAACTTATGGATTTAAAGTTGGTGGAGAAAGTGTTAGAAGCATTACTGTTACTGAACCAGGTAGTAAATATATTACACCAACTACTGTTTCATTTACTAGTCCAACATTAGCTGGCGGTACAGTTGCAACCGCAACTGCCAAATACAAAGTTCTGTCAGCAACTGTTAGTTCAGGTTCACTTGGTTCTAATTATGCCAACGGCGATTTGCTAGTTGTAAACCAAGACACAAGTATTGTGTTATCAGTAACCGGAGTTAACGGTTCAGGTGGTATTACCAACGTCAGCGTCAGTGTTAACGGCCCGTTGACAACACCACTGGCTGGTTCAAAAACTGTCACAGCATTAACCGGTATAGGTTCAGGAGCAAGAGTAGATTTGGTATGTGCTATTGACAGCATAGTTGTTACAGATGGCGGAGACGGCTGGACTACTGTGCCACCGCAAGTTACTATAGGAGCTCCTGCGGTGACTGGAGTACAAGCAACTGCAACTGCTGTGTTAACAACCATAACTAATGATAACGTTAAAGTTATAGAAGCATGGAGTATTGACGGCGGTCTCAATGTGTATCTTCGATATTTAGGCGAATACAATTAATGCATCCATTAATATCAAATTTAGAAAATTTAAAAGACAGTGAGATTGATTTTAAAATCAACGATCTCACTAAAAAATATTTTCAATCCGCAAATCCAGATTTGCGACAACAAGTATCATTGGCTTTGGACACATATAAAACTGAGCAAGCCAGAAGGCAACGTGCTGAATGGCAAAAAATGGTTGATAATCGCGATAAAAACCTTGACAAGCTAATCAACATACAGTAAAATATAGGCTATGCGCCTAGACAAATACAGTAATCCCATATTTTCAGAACAAGATCTGTTTGATGCGTTGTATCAAAGTTATCAATTTGATGCAACGGATACCTTACTAGTTGATCAACGATCTGACGCAATCAAACAACTGGAATCCAAAATAGGATTTAAATTCCTAGAACCTTACGATACCCACTTTGAAGTCGGTGACTACGATTCAGCTTGCCAATCAAATTGGTACATGCCTGAAGAATACAAAACACTGGATATAGAAGCGTGGATTTGGCAACAAACACCCCCTTGGGATCCGCAACACACTAGAGTTACTGAAGAACTAGTGGCATTCAAAGAGCGCAATATGCTGGATTTATTGCGTTGGCTCAAGTATTTTGTGGATACTTGCAATAAAAACAACGTGGTTTGGGGTGTGGGCAGAGGATCCAGTGTGGCCAGTTATATACTCTATTTGATAGGGGTACACCATATTGATAGTATTAAATATAATCTTGACTGGCAGGAATTCCTGAGATAAGTACTAGTATAATTAAGGAGATTTAAAATGGAACAACAACCAAAACAAATATATCGTTCAATGCAGGGCAAAGAAGTTGATATGAATCGTTTAGTAAACATAAACGAACTCACGCCAGCCGTGGGTAATCTTAAAGTAAATGCACGTGGTGACGAACTGGGCCCAGGTGGCAAGATCGTTAGAAAGCGCGAAGATATTCTAAGAGAAGCAGAAGCCAACAGAATTGTACCTGATCAAATTAATGTACGTCAAGTCGAAGAAGTTGCTACTGCAAAACCAGTGATTGCTAAGAAAAATGTAGCAGACATGGATCCAGAAGGCAACGAATGAAAAGAACACCAGTATATGCCAGCAAACTAAGACCAATTCGCAATAACATTGTTATTGTTGATATGGATTTTGGTGCGCAAGTAACTAAAGGCGGAATTGTTCTACCCAGCGATGATGGTAAAAGCGAAGGTGTTAAAAGTCGATGGGGTCGAGTGTATTCCGTTGGGCCGGAACAAATTGATGTAAAAGTAGGCGAGTGGATCTTACTCGAACATGGCCGGTGGAGTAGAGGATTTACAGTGCTAGACGACGATGGCAACGATATGATTATTCGTCGTGCTGACCCAAATGGTATATTAATGGTCACTGATGAAAAACCTGATCAAATTATTCACGGCGCTCACAGTACCATAACACACGCAACATTTGATCCAGCTTCGTTTTCAAGACCAAGTTTTGAACAATAAATGATAATTGAGTCTGTATTTCCAACATTTGTGCTTCAGGACTCAAATATTGAGTTGGCAAACACATTGCTTCCGCTGTGTAATAAGTATACGTCGCTAACTAAGGACAATTTACTTAATATTGATAACTTTCCGTCAACGCTGGGATCAGATGATCTTAATCCTGTTGTAATGTCGGATCCGGTTGTACAACAGACATTGAGTATGATCATCATGACCTATGCTGTTCAACTGGCTGAAGCTTCAGAAATGGATTACAATCAAATAGAATTTAAACCTTACGGTTTTTTTAGTTCTATGAATAAAAATGCTTATCTAAGAAGGCACATGCATCATCGATGTACATTTTCTGGAATCATTTATTTAGAAGTGGGCAAAGATGTTCCGCCATTAGTGTTGTTTAATCCAAAACCAATATCAGTGTTTAATGGTGAAATACAAAATACAAAATTTATTGAGCCTCAAGCTGGAAAGATTGTGATGTGGAATTCATGGATAGAGCATGAAGTTCCACAAAAATTAAACGATAATCCTAGAAAAGCATTTTCATTTAATATTTGAGTAATATTTTCCTTGACTATCAGCTAGCGTTCATAGTACAATTAGAGCAAGAGTTTCTAATTAAGGAGATACTATGAACGCTAAAGATCAAGCAAAGCAAGACTACGAAGCAAATATTCAACTAATGCAAGACCTTATGGGTCGTTTAGATGCTGTAGAGAAAAAAACTACTAACGAAGTTGAACACCCAGATCCAACTAAACACAAATATATTAGCTTTGTAAAAAGCTTCTTTAGAATTATTGCTGGCATTGCATTGTGCTTTGGTGAATTTACTGTTGCTGGCGTACTATTAATTGTTGCAGAAGCACTTGGCATTTACGAGGAAATGGTTTAAAATGAAAGAATTATGGGTTGAGAAATATCGTCCTAACACTATTGACGGCTATGTGTTTAGAGATAATCATCAAAAAGAGCAAGTAGAATCTTGGATTAAACAAAAAAGTATCCCGCATTTGTTGTTTAGCGGTAACGCTGGCATTGGTAAAACTACCCTTGCCAGAGTGTTGTTCAATGAACTACAAATTAATGATCTAGATGTTTTGGAAATCAATGCATCACGTACCAACTCAGTTGAAGATGTTCGTGATAAGATTGTAAACTTTGTACAGATGATTCCATTTGGAGACTTTAAGGTTGTGCTGTTAGACGAAGCAGACTATTTGAGTCCCAATGCACAAGCGGCGTTACGTGGCGTTATGGAAGAGTATCACACAACTGCACGTTTTATTCTTACTTGTAATTATCCCAATAGGATTATTCCTGCACTGCACAGTCGCTGTCAAGGTTTTCATATTGAACGTGTTGACATTGCAGAATTTACTGCCCGTGTTGCTACTATTCTTATGGAAGAATCCGTAGAGTTTGATTTGGACACATTGGACACCTTTGTCAAAGCAACTTACCCTGACCTTCGCAAGTGTATTAACACTACACAAATGAACAGTATGGATGGAAAATTGCATACTCCCGAGAAAGCAGATAGCGGACAAGCTGATTATAAGTTAGACATGGTTCGATTGTTTAAAGCAGGAAAAATTACAGAAGGTCGTAAACTTGTTTGTAGTCAAGCACGACCAGAAGAGATGGAGGAAATATTC